TTCATCAATAATAAAGTTAACTGTTTCGCTTGCTACTAACATACCGCTAGATACTTCAAATCCAACTTCACCGTTTATGATCACCAGACCATTTGCATAAGTCGCTTCTTTTCTTTCAACACCACTAATATCGTTAATTCTATTTGCTAGTTCATCATCGGATAAATTTTCTAAAATCATCTTCTTTTCTGCAGCATCTATTTTTTTATCCTGGTCACTTACTACAATGGCTACTGGCTTTGTTGCATCATAAAAAAATGACCCCTTTGTCTTATCAAAAGAATCATCTATCTTTTCTAAAATTTCATTATGAATCACTTGGTCTTCCATTTAATAGATCACCTCCTGATCAATGACATTGCCATTTAATAAATTGAATTTCAAGTTGATAGTTAACTTAGATCCCTCTTGGCTTATTTCTAAACTAGATATATTTTCTATCAACGGGTGTTTTGTTAAAGAACTTTTTATTTCTCTTTTTAATTCGACTTCAACGAATTTCTTTGGTAAAGTCCTACCTATTAAATCCTCTGTTTTAATGCCATAATCTACATCTTTATAAATTCCGTATCGGAATTTCTCGGTTCTTAATACTTTTTCAACCCAAACTTTTAAAGCTTCGACACCTTCGACCTTCACCAGCCGACCATCTTTAATCACAAAATCGCCTTTTTCAAAATCATATAAAAAACTTGTTCCTAAATCAGGTGATTCATCTTCAGTTTGTTGATTTGTGTTTATATCTGTTTCTGGAAACATTAAAAAACCACCGCCTTATCCATGATATAATACAATTGATGACTAGATGATGGTAATACAATTACTTTATCTCCTTTTTCCAATGTATCATTAAATGAAAGATTGCCAGTTAAACCAATTTGAGTCACATCATGATTGTGAGATCCGTGGTTTCCTACGCTAGTACTTGAAGTTTCTCCTTCACTATTGGTTTTTGGTATAGTTATATTTCTTTGATATCCCGATAATATATGTGCGGAAAAAATTGAATTTTCTTTATCAAGCAATACGCTGCCATTTAAAATAGTTATTTTAATATTTGGTGGCGATTCTATTACCTCGCCTATTTGTGGTCCTATTGCACTTGTGTTTTCTCTGGTTTTAAACATTTTAGCAAATTCTGTTATTGGATCCAATTATATCAACCTCAATTCCATAGACATGATATGAATACTATTTCTGACAGTGTGGTTACAAGATTTTATTTTATATTGTCCATTCATACCAGTTGTTGGCTCTTGAATGCTTATAATACGTCCTGCTCTTACATTGTCATCACCTAAAGTTTCAATATTTCCTTCTTCAACCACTTTATTAAATTCTTTCAATAAATTTTTCGCAATATTATTAGCTTGTGCAATATTTTTAGAATCAATTTTTACAACATCTTGCAGCAAACCGTATTTATTAATATTTGTATCATCTTTTGTCTGCGCTTCCAAAGTTGTATAATCTTTATTGTTAACAACGACTTTGATGCTATTTTTCATATCTTGTATCGACCTTGTTCTAGACGGATTGCTTATTGCACTTGTAATATCGTTTGAAGCCAAATTTGAAGCTAATTTAAAAGTGCCTTTGATAATTAGATCAGACTGTTTATCAATATAGAGTTTACCCGATCTCATTTCTAATCTGTATTTTTGGCCCGTTTCGTTTTTAGCTTGCATCAAAATGTCTTTTATAATGTCACTTACTGGCTTTTCAAAATATACATGATTTATAGTAGTGCTTATATTTGTAATATCACCAATAGGCACATTGAATTGGTTTAGTATCCTTTTGATCGCTTCGCTAGCTTTTATACCATTGAATTGATATATTTCCTTAGATTTATTCAAATAAAAAGCGAAATCAAAAGCTGTATAATGTCTAAGGAATTCACCATTATCGTTTGCAGTTACTATAACGCCTCTAAAAATTTCACTATCATTCGTTAACGCTATAATATCCCCTGGGTTTAAACCATCTTGCAATGGTAAATACGTTTTATTTTTAGTGTTTGCCATATCAAAATCGAGTTGTACTCCTAGAGTATCTTCGTTACTGCTCCAAGTTAAACTATCGATTAAACCAGTTAAATTAATATTTGGTAAATCTTCGGCGGTATATTTGATTAGTTTATGCATTTAAACAACCCCCACAAATGGAAATTCTTTCAAACTCAAAGAATATGTTAAATCCCCTACTCTATCGTAACCGTGATCGAATCCTTCGATGGATACCGCCATGTTAATTAATTCTTTGTTGTCTTTATTGACTATGACAACTCTTATAGGGACCTTTCTATCAATCCACATCAAAACACTTTCTTTGAAATCGTCGCCTGTCATTTCTTTAGATTTTGCAAAAGGATATTCCTTATTAGGGAAAAAAGTTTGTATGTTTAATGATTTAAGGCCTTTATTTCCTATTAAATTAAGATCACCAAACTGTATAGTTTTAAAAGTTTCATTTTCGTTAGCAAATTGGACTTCTATTTCTTCGGGTATGATAGGCAACTGTATAACTTGTTCGCGATTATTAATGCTTAAAAATATGTCCATTGCTTACCTCCCTTATATATTATCCAATGCCAGTTTCAATTGCGGTATCAACTCATTGAGAATTTTTTGAATAGTCATCTCTACACCGTTGATATTAATAGTGAAATAGTTTGTGTTGCCAAGTCTTTTTTCAATTATTCTTTCAGATTTATCTGCTGGAATCACTTGTGATCCATTAGGTAAACTTACCACTTCACCACGGCCGCCTTCGTTTATTCGTGCTAAACCACCTTGGAAATATCTTGTACCTAATGCAAAATTAGGAATTTTAGGAATATTAACGCCCCAAGATTCCCCACCAATTTTAGGAACCCAATCTGGCACGTCGACTTTAATTTTGTTCATGCCTTCAACAACTGTATTTATACCATCAATGAAGAAATTGACGAATGATTTAAAACCTTCTTCGGTGCTTGTGAACATAGTTGTGAAAAACTCGCCTAATGGTTCGAATGCTGCTTTAACACCATCCCACAATTCAAATGCTTTTGCTTTTATTGTGTCCCAATTTTTATATAATAAAACACCTACAGCAATTGCACCTGCTATACCGAGTGCTAAAGGTCCTAAAGCAGATGTAGTGAGGAACGTAACTGCCGAACTTAGTCCGCTTGTCACCATTGTTGCAATGCCTGCGACACTATTATAAGTCATTATTGCCCCTACTCTTGCATAAGTAGCGCCTGTATTTATACCTTGAACTATTGTATCTTTGGCCATGAGCGCCATTATAGTTATTGTTTCCGCTTTGCTAATTGCTTGTGCTGTTATTAACGAGTATGTCGCCTTGGTTAGCTGGGCAGTTGTTTTTATTACACCCACTAATTTCCAAGTACCATAAGCAACACCAATATTGCCAACAATTTTGGCTATTGTCGGGAAATTTTCATCTACAAAATTATAAAGATCTGTGCTTTTATCAATTACAAAAGCCAGTTTATCAATTACACCTGGTATGCCATCATCTTTAAGCCAATTGATAGTAGGTTTTGCGTTTTCAAAAGCTTCTTTCATGCCATCTTTCACAGTTATTGCCTTTTCTTTTAAATCAAGCAATACTTTTATTACTCCATCTATTGTTGGTCTATTGGATTCAATGCTTTCTCTAATATTAGAAAAAGCATCAAGAAACCAATTTTTCACATCAATTGCTGTATTTACAGCACTCACACCAAATTTTTCAAATTGATCTTTGGCTTTTCTTATAGTCATTATATTTCTATCTATAATACCTCTCACTCGATTATAAGCATTTATGCCCACATCTTTGAAGTTATCGATACCTTTAGTTATCTTATCGATAGTTCTAAGCATTGTTTTTTGAATGCCTGGTATTTTTGTTGCAAACCAACCGGCAAATTCAGCCTGAAGTGGTAATATCTTCTTACCTATTTCCTCTTTATAGTCGCCCCATCGATTGGTCATATTTTTAATTTTACCCTCGTCTAATTCTGCTAAGGATTTATTCATATCGCCTACATTATCCGTTATAATTTGGGCTAATGTAGCTGCTCTTTCTTGCTCGTCGCCGTGTTTAATCATTTGCTTTTGCGATTCACTTAAAGAGATGCCAACGCGTGTTAAAGCGCCGGTTTGACCATTCATTACTTTACCGACCATGTTTGCAATATTAATAGCATCTTTTTGCGTGGAATTAACACCTTTTTGTTGCGCAATAAGATTATTCATCGCTGGTAATAATGTTTCTACAGATTCAGTTTCTTTTACAAAAGTTGCAACTTGTTGAGCGCCGGCCATTTGTATTTCATCACCCACTACACCCAACTCTTGTTGCGCTGCGGCTAAATCGTGTATCGATTTTATTTGTTCGTCCGTTGCATTAGTCCGTTGTTTCAACACTGTCTCTAATTTCTTTTCAACGCTTAACTGTGCCTTTGCCGCTTCCACACTCTCATTGATGCCTTGCGCAGTCGCTCTTATGCCGACATAGGCTACTGCTAATCCAGCAGCGCTTTTGACAACACTTTTAAAACTTCTAACAGTGTTTTTCTTGAATCTTTTTACTTGATTTCCGCTATGTTTTAACCGGTTGCTAAATCCGCCAATACCTTTAGAAGCTTTGGACATGCCGGATGAGAAATTTTTATCTTGTAAACTCAATATAGTTTTTATTGTTTTTGAAGCCAATTAAATCACCCGCCTATAATACTTTTAACATCTTTATTTTGCTTTTGCATACTCGCAATAAAAAATTGTTTATCTATATAATCTAAGTTTAATAAGTATTCTAAATCATGTCCTTTTTGAATATAGTGATGTAGATATTGGAATTCTACATCACTCTCTATTAGTTTTTTAAATCTTCCTGTATCTTAATACCATTATTGTAACCAGCCAATGTTAAAGCGTGTCCGGAAACTGTACCTATTTCACCAACTTCAAAAATCTTTTCGACAATGTCGATAGGCTCGGCACAACCGAATGCATCTTGTAACTCTTTATCTTTTAGATCAGGGGAAATAACGGTATTATATACCATTTCTTTATCAGCGTTTTTACCCATTTGGGTATCGCTTAACATTTCCATGCAATCAACACATAAGCTTTTCGAAGGTTTTTTGATAGTAATCAAAAAGTTTTCATCTCCTCGTTCGATCACTAGATTTTTCGTAACATTATCTTTTACTTGAAATTTTTCTTTTTCTTTTATTAAATCTTTTACACTTAATTTTTTAATTCCTTTTTCCGACATACTTTAACCCCTTTCAATTAAATCAATTGGTTCGTAATCAGCAAATGCAAACGGTAATTCTTCAGTTTGCAATTCTTTTTGTGCAAATTTCGAAAGAATAAATTCACTAAATGTCACTTCTTCAAGCGCTACGCGTTCGGCGCCGAATGCATCTGGATCATCAAGTTTTGTAACCATTTTAAAAACTGGCATAATACCTTCTTTTAATTTTTCTCCAATTAACACCGCACCAGTTGAGTATACTTTTTTAAGCACCAATGTCCCTTCACCGGCCCAACCCGTCATTTTTTTATGTGTTGCCAAATCTTCCGACATGTTTACATCTTCAGTATTGATCGCTACTTTAGATTCAAAAGAATCTACATCAGCTAATTTTTCTCCATCTAACCAAATCGCTCCAAAAGTACCGTTGATTTGTCTGTTTGCTTTCACTTTACCCATTTATTTTCCCCTTCCTATAAATTAATTTTAAAGTCTAAATCTTCCACAGCATCAACAATTTTGAAATTTGTAACGTCGACATATACATTTGATTTGAAAGAGATTTCTTTAACATCTTGATCAGACCAATCGGTAGTATCCGTTTCTATAGATTGCCATGCTAATCTTTGTGCTGCTACATCAACATCAGCTCTATTTTCAGCATTAGGATCTAAAATTTCATTAGTTGCTAGATCTTTGAAATAAGCATTCACTGCAGTTAAAAATAACACTTGATTATCGTATATGTTATTCACTTTTCCAACATACTCATCCGCAAACGTACTTCTAATATCATCTTTTACCATATCCATGACTTCAATGATCTTAATTTTCTTGAAATCATCTGTTTTAGTAGTTGTTGTGGACGTTAAACTGTTTACACCTCTACCAATCTTTATTTTTTCGCCGTCATTAATTAAAACTAACTCGCCAGAGTCTATTGCTGCACTGGCATCAGATATTTCTGTAATCCTCACCACTTCTGGTAAAACATAATAAGTTGAGCTGCGTGTAAATGGCAAACCGGCCAATATACCAGCAATTCTTGCTGTATATTCTGCGGTGGTATAAATTTTATTTGATTCACCTTCAGTCTCATTCAATCTTTCGATACCAGCAGTTGTGAAGTTCACGATACCTTCATGATCTGCAGTACTAGCATTAGGTAAAACTGCTTTGAATGTTCTTTTATCATTATCTCTTTTACCTTTAATCCATGAAATTACATCAGTTGTTGTTTCAATATCCGGGATAGATAAATAATTCCACTTTTTAAAACTCAATCTAGTTAAAGCAACAGTATAATCAACTTCTGTTGTGTCTAATCTTTCGACAATAACTTTTTTCGGTGTCCCCATGAATGCAAGTTTGATATAATCTAGATTTTCAGCTGTCCAATCTGCCGATTCAATATTATCAACACCTGTGTATTCTTTAGAATCGAAAGTTGGTGTGTCATCTTTTAAAATAAGTGCTACGACACCTCTTTGACTTCTTTCCATTGCAGATACTGCTTTTCCGTTAAAAGCGATATTAATAGTTGGTAATCCCACGTTATTCCTCCTTAATCTTTAATGATTAAATTTTCCATTATTTTTGAATCTGGTACATCTTTACCTTGTTCAAATGATAGATCAAAATAAAATTGCAATATACCATCAGTTTCAACACATTCCGTTTCATTGATATTTAATTCTCTGTCACCGACCTTTAATTTCATGTCAAAAACCGATTCCAATTTTTCTCTAACTTCCAATAATTCAACTTCGTTTTTGTATCTACTGTTAGGGAAATAATAAATCCTACATGTCAAATCTCTGTGTTCTTGTTCCAAATTTACAGATGATTTTTTTACATTGTCAAACCTGGTAGAAAAAGAAGGGCGTTCAAACCCTTTTTTAATATTTTGAGATTTAACGCCAACAGAGAAATTGTTTTTAATAAGCGTTGTTATAGCTGTATCAATATCTTTATAAGTGATCATAGTATCACAAGCCTTTATCTATTAAATCATCTAACCAGTCTTCAATTAATCCTTTGAATTTCATATTAAATTCTTTCGAAGATTTTTCCATGACATGATACCCTGGTACAAATCCTATTACTTTACCGTTTTCGCTTGTTAAAATGTGTCCGTACTCAATTAAATGTGCATGAGGCGATGAATTCCTTATTTGTATTTCGTAACTCCTACTTGATCGACGAAAGTATGCTTTGCCTCGTTTGAAACTTTTATGATATTTTCCGGTTTCTTTATTTACTAAGCTTCGCGCTTTTCTAGCAGTCATAGTTCTTGCTTTGCTGCCTGATTTTCTCATGAAACTATAAGTCTCTTTTGGGAATTCATCCTGTGCCAATTTCAATAAATTCTTTGCAAAATCATCAAGTTCTTCTGTTTCAAAACCATCTTTAGTAGTCATTCGATCACTTCCCTTGCAAATATTTCTAGATCTTCATCTTCAAAACGCGGGTTCAATATATATTCAATATCGAACCTTTTACCTCGGTATTCGATGTACATATCATTTTTTATGTCTTTGCCTGCGTGATAGTTGACATTTATTTTATGAGTAACGTTTGACAACAAAGTGTCTCCTTGTTGGTTCTGTAGCTTTCCAGTTTGAGGGACTATGTCAGCCCAAATATTTTTTAAAACTGCATCTTCTTTATCGTCTTTGCCTAACTCATTTTCAATATCAACTTTATGATATACATTGATTTTTTTATTTTTAGTCTTCTTTAACTTTTTTTGCATTTCGTTTTTAGACTTAATCATAAGAATCAACTACTTTCTTGGCTTGCTTCAAAATCATCAGCCGCTTTTATTAATTGTAATCTTAAAATTTCCGGTTGGTAATTTTCTTCAAAATATTCTGTTGCATTATTATAAGCATACCGACAATAATCAAGAAGCAATGTCTTTTCTTGACTTGCATCAGCATACGTCATATTTAAGCCAACAAGCGTATCAAGAAAGTTCTTGCCCCGCGCGATCATCTTTGTTAATTTTGCATCTTCGTCTGGCCATGTTATTTTAAGATAGTCTTTTACATCTTCTAACATTTAGCACCTACTTTTCTTCATCACCTGGTTCTTTCTTCTCGATTTCTTCATCAACATCTTTTTCTTTTACTAAAAGTTCACCAAAACCCGCTTCATTAATTTCTTTAAATCTTTTTTCGCTCACATCTACAACAGAACCCTCTTTTACGAGGGTCTTACTGTATTTATTAATAAATTGTTGCTTTGCTATTGCTTTCATTTAATGCTCCTTTCTAAACTTGTGGCGCTCCAATACCTGAAATATCGAATGAAATAAATGAATCATTATCCATTGGCTTACCATTTGCATATTGTTTTGCAAGATAAGTTCTTTCATCTTCTAAAAATTTGTAATGATCTGAAACGGTTATTTTCTGGTCGCTACCAACACCCATAAAATAATCCTTAGACATTCCAGCCACCATTTGACCTTGCGTTATTGCTACTGACTGAATAATCTTTGCCGGAATAGGTAATACACCATATACATAAGACTTATCAGCTGTTAAATAAGTGGTTTGTGGAAAAATCTTTGACCAGTAATCAAGAGGATTTACAATCAATAAAACTTTTGAAACTGATCTTGTACCGTTTTTAGTCAACGGAGACATGATTTTAGTTCCTAGTGTTGATGGTTCTAAGTCAGTAATAGTGACTAATGCTTTAGGCTTATAATCTCCTTCTAAAGCATCTCCATCAAGAACTGGTTGATCTCCTGCACCATAAGTTCCGCCTACTAAATTTTTTGTCATACCGATTGGTTGGCCATTACCAGTTCCGTCAACAATAGCTAACTCTAAAGCCATTGCCAATGATTCAAATAATATTTCTCTAACAAATCTATCTAGCCATTGTGGTCCTAAATCTAACATCGGTTTTGATACTGGTACATAAGAACTTAATTTGTGTAGCTTCGTTTGTTCTTTTTTAAATGCACCTGATAATTTCTTTTCGACAGTACTTGAAAGGTCACCCCACCATGAAGCTTCAACAGCGCTGTTTCTAGTAATTATTTCAGTCATGCTAGTCGTGTTAATAAAGTTAATTTCGCTCAACAATTCATGATTCTGTCTTAGATCTTCAAATACTCTTTCGAAAATTGTTGCCGGCATTAATGTTTCGACACCATCGAACCCTGCACCATCAATTACTTCGTTGTAATATTTTCTTTCTTCTGAAGTTAATTGATTAAGCCCTCTTTTTCTCATAACTGCATGATCATTTAAATCTTCGCTAGCAGCTTGCTTTGCTTCATTTAAAATTTGTTCCTGGATGTTTTTCGCTAATTGAATTTGTACTTCAGCAAACTTTTCAGGATCACCGCTTTCTAGTGCTGCTTTGATTTTTTCTTGCATTTCTAACTCATTCTTTTTGATTAAATCTTGATTACTCATTCCTGGCATTTTGTTACCTCCTAATTATTTTTCCTAAATTTCGCTAATAAATTTTCCTTAATATCGTCATCATCATCTTTTGGTATAGTTACATCCGCGCTTGCTGCAGGTTTCTTTTGGTACTTATTTAGTAAATTTTCTTTTGTAATTTTGTTTTCTGGTTGTGAATCAGCTTCTGGTTCTTCGACAACTGCTTGATCCACAATCTCATCACACAATCCAAAAGTTAAACATTCTTCTGCTGTTAAATAAGTTTCATCGCCTATTAATTCAGTTAATTCTTCTTCACTACCGACAAATCTTTTCATATAATTTGATATAAGAGATTTATCAGCTTTTTCTAACTCTTTGGCATACTTTTTGAAATCATCTGCATTACCGGCGGCAAAAAACCACGCTTTATGAATCATCTGTTGAGTGTTTTCATACATATATATTTTGTCAGCACCAGTTATAATTATAGTTGCACCACTTGCTGCAATTCCGTCAACATAGGCGTGTACAGTTCCTTCATAGCTTTTAAGTATGTTTGCAATTGCTATACTTTCCCAAACTTCACCGCCATAAGAATTGATGTGTACTTCTAAATCTTGGTTGTTTAACTCTGACAATACATCTCTTACTTTTTTCGAAGTGATTATATCTTTTCCTGGATCGTCCCATGGCACAGCTTGTCGAATGTAACCATACAGATATAATTTTACTGGGCCATTATTAACGGAATTTTGTATCTTCAATTTGTTTTGAAATTTGAATTTCTCTTTACTCAATATTTTCACCTCCTTTAAAAATAGAAAAACTTTCATAGATATTCATCAGATCGCCCCTTTCATTCTATTTCCTCATAGTTTTTAGTCATGTACCTCGTTTGACTAAATTCTGTTTCCAACGGCTCCATTCCTAATTCTTTTAAACAATCATCTATCGTATAAGCGCCTATTCTCGTTAATATATCTAATGAGCCGGCGATATCGGTAATATCTACATTTTTGATTCTAGTAGTATCTAATTTTAAATATGTTCTTTCTAAAAAAGCCTCTTTTCCGTAATATTTACGGTTAATTTCATCGGTTATTAATTCTGCTATTGGATTGACTCTAAAAGTAATAAAATTGTTGACGACATCATCTGTTTGAGATATTTCGCCTTTTAAAAGTTTAGGCGGCACTTGGAACGCTATCGCAACGAAGTCAAATACATCGTCTATAAATTGCCTAATATCTCGCCCTTCCGTCCCACCTTTACCACCGACATTACTCGACAATTCTTTGTATTGTACTCCGTTTGTCAGTGGAATCACTGCACCACCTTCGGCATTGAAAAATCTTTCAAAACTTTCTCCTAATAAGTCTTCTAATTTCTTTTTAGCTTTATCAGTTTGCGGATAACTTGTCGGTATTTCTAAAGCACCACGTCTTGAATTGTTTTTCTTATAATGCGATTGACTTGCGGCAATTAATTTTGAATAAGATGTATAAACGCCATTAATGACATTTCTAATCTTTTGATCGTTCAATTCGAAGTGGAATACTTCCGACTCTCTATAACTTCTATTCAACTTATATCCATCTATTACAACATCTGAATATCTGTATTCTAGAAATGCAAATTTTTCTAATGTGTAATTTTCAGCCACATATAAGCTGTCTTTTCTTTGAATGACCAGGCATTCGTTATCGTACACTAATTTAGTAATTACATCGCGCCAAAATTTTGAAGCTGATTTATTTTTATTTGGCTCAACGTTAAATATATAATGGTTATCTTTTCTAACCTTTTTGCCTTTTTCATATGTTATAAAATCACTTCTAGCAACTGCGTTAGCAATCAAATTAATACATGCTCTAACAGCTAATTCTTGATAAACTACTTCTGAAGCTAGATCAGTTATATTAGCATCAAGTTGAAGTGTTCCACCATCAGAAAATAAACCAGTAAACCAATTCCATAAACCCATATAACACCTCCTTTCTACTAATAAAAATGAACATCTAGGTCCATTACATCATTTTGTACTTCGATTAATTCATCGTCTTGAGTTAATGCATGGATCAACGCGAAAAAACCATCAGTTTTTCTTAATATTGGTTCTATCTTTAAATAAGTAGTGTTACCTTTTTTATCTATTTCTGTACAAGTATTGTTAGTGTACCAACGCATTGTAGGATTATCACCAAATGCAATTTTTTCTTCCGAAAACATATTTTCTACTAAAGGTGCAATCTTAGCATGAGTTATTGGTCCACTTCGAACTTCTTTAAGCGGTAGACCTAATTCAGAAAACTTGGATTTAAGGAGGCTCGCTCTATATGAATCACATACAATGTTTTTGATATTATATGTCTTAGCCATTTCAATAAACCATTCAGCTATATCTTTTGCTGTTATTGCTGGCCTTTGAATTATAGTTATCAATCCTCTTCTTTGCATTTCTTTCACTGGAAATTTGATTGATCTACTTTCTATTTCTAAAGCTTTATGACATACGAAACTATGCTCAATGAAATAACGCATACCATTTTGTTTAAACAATAACCCAACGCTTGCAAAGTCAGTTGTTCTTGCATAATCTATCGCGCCGATACAACTCGTACCTTCTAAAATGTCATATGGTATCGGTTGATTTGTTGCTAAAATCTTTTCCCATGGTGCAACGATAGTAAAATTATCTTCTGCTGGGAAGTTCATTCGTTTAGTTAAAAAGTCTTGTGCTTTATGTGGTTGATATTTCATTTTAATAAATTCTTTATCCATCTCTTTTTTGAGTGTAGGAAAACCGCTCAATGACGGATTTGCTTTTATCCACTTTGTTTGGTCTTCTGCCTCTTCTTTTTTGTCTATCTTGTAAATGAGCGGCAAAAGTCCTAAATCTTTTATGGTGCCATCTAGGACGTCCCCAGCTAGTTTTAATTGATCGTCTAAAACACCGCCTCTGACATATCCATTAGTGGTGATATAAAAAGTTCTTGAATGTTTTCTTTTACCAAAACCACTGGTGAATACTTTTATCGTGTCATAGTTTTCATATTCATGTATTTCATCAAAGATTAAGCAAGCTGATCTCTTACCGTCTTTAGTTTTTGCATTTGATGTATTGTATTTAATATATGAATTCGTCCTAGTATTAGTAATTTTTTGCTTTGTCCAATGAAATATCTTTTTCATTTTACTTTTAAAATCTTCCAGGACATTATAAACATCAAAAAATGATGTCTTCGCTTGGTCCTCATTGTTAGCAATTATATCTACGTTATATCCTTTTATCCCATGGTACTCTGTTGTTAAATACCAAGCCACAGGCGAAATAAATCCATTCTTTCCATTGCCTCGACCCATCATTATTATGAATTCGTCAAAGACAATCATATCTTTTGATTTATAATAACAATGGATTAATGCAAATATAAAAAGCTCCCAGTCAAGTAATTTCATTTCGAAATACTTTTCTGTGAGCTCTACACCTTTTTTTATCATTTCATTTTTAATAATCACATCTGGATCATCAAGCTTATATCGAATATAAGGCATGACTTTTTTTATTTCCTTTGATGCTTGTATCTTACCAGTTTCAATTTTTTCCATATATTTATCGATATATGGATGGTATTTATAATTTAAATTCGTCATCATCATCAACTACTTTTATATCAGCAGCTTTCAACCCAAGGTCATTTAAGATGGTTAGCATTTGACGATTG